CTAAGGATTTTGACTTTGATAGACGGGTTTACCCCCTCTTCAGTCATCAATTTCCCGAGAAATTCCGCATACTTAGATGAGATCAAACTTTTCGAAAGGTTGATTTCTACACCTAGTTGCTCCATTTTCTCCTTATACAACTTTGCTACAGTAGAGTCAGCGATGACAACGTCATCACCTACTACTTGCCAGCATTGAGTTGGTCCACCATTGACCTCGTGATCTAGATGATCAAGGATCATTGCGTGCGCTAATGTAGCCAAATGAAAAGAAGGACCATAACCCAAAGGTTGGCCAACTTCCCATTTGATGCTCCGTTGGAGATCAACACTCCACCAACTGCCAGAAGTTACTATTTCTAGTGCTTCGAAGTCAGCTTGTGTGATAATTCCTTTCTTAAGAAGCTTCTCAGCCATCTTAAGTTGGAGACTAACAGGAAATCTATCCGTGAATGCCGTAGCGTCGAAGCTATAAACATCACGTTTCGATTTCAACCAATCCACGACAACCAAGTGCCCAGCATCTTGATTTAGTGTTTTGATTTCCGGATACAACCTTGAATAGAACAATAGCTTATCTTTCAAGGATTCTCCGAGAGCTTGGATAGGTAGGAACGGATTAGCGATCCATCTTGCTTTTGCTCCAGGGCTTTGTAGTATCACTACGCTACCAATTAGATTTTCATCTGTTTGATAAGCGGCTTGAGATACGTATTGGGCGCCCCCACCAAATGATTTGGATACAAACTTCGGATGTTTTGTCCAAAATTCATTCCAATGTCTGTTGGTTTGGAAATAATCCAGCCATTCAGCACATTCGGCTTTACCCCTGCTACAAGACTTCGCATAAGTTATTTTTCCTTTATACGAGATTGTAAAGACAGGTGATCTTTTCTTAGGCACTCCGATCATATCGGGTAGTGTTTTAGACCTAGATCCAACAGCACTGGTTAGACGAGCCATTGCTGCAGCATCTCTGGGAATTAAGCTTTCACTTAACTCCTGAACGATGATGCTATCGGAAGTAGAGAGGCCTGTTATGGCCTTCTCCATCTTACGAAGCTGTTTCTTCGATGTTTCATCAAGCTGAATAACTTGATAAATTCGAAGTACTCCCTCAATTTGCTTGAGATTCAAGCGACTATGAGTCAGAACTCTATGAAAG